CTGCTTTTTGATAAGCAGGTTTTTTGTGCTGTAAAGGCTCTCGCACCAGCTGTTCCCCTCTGCGTCCAGCGCCTGAATTTTGAGTTCATAGCACCGGTTCGGATGTTCCGACAGCACTTTCCCTGCCAGATCATCACTCGCCCATCGGGTTTGGATAATAATCTGAATCGCCCCGTCCAGCATTCGGCTGGTAAAGGTGTTCTTGTAAAAGTCCCAGTGATGTTCCTTTACGCGTTCGTTCACAGCTTCTGACGCGTTTTTTATTGGGTCATCAATAATCCCAATATTGCCGCGCATACCGGTAATGGAACCCTCGAACCCTGTCGCCAGATAAGACATATAACTGCCCTCTAAACTCCAGATATTCATAGCACCATCGCCCTGCTTTATTTTCAAATCAGGAAAGAAGCTGCTCGGCACATAATAATTCATATCGCCCGGTATCTCTTTATCCTCGATGGCATCGCGTACCGTTTTTGAAAAGCGGGTGGCCAGTGTTTCATTATAGGATACTGTGATTACTGCATTCTTTACATCCTGACCAAATGCCCAGGTTGCAAACATACTGGCGATATAACTTTTCCCGGCACCAGGCGGCAAGTTCAATACAAGAATATCTCTTGGCTCTGTATCGCCCGGCTTCATCAGCTTTCGCTCATAGAGAAGCTGCATCGTATCACAGATACGCTTCTGATAGAGCCTGTCCGGCTTAAAAAAATTCGGGTCACGCAGGAGACAATACTCCCAAAAATTATCCTGCCCTCGTTTAATTTGCTCGTTTCGTTTGGATTCTTCCGGCGATGCAGTTCGATGTCCGGACAGTTCTTTTAACAAATTCAAATCCGACAACCTTATCGCCCCTTTTCCTTTGCACTTAACTTCCTTTAATTCTGCTTTAATTTTCATTATATGACTTGCAAAGAATTTTTGCGAAGTGCTTTCCATTCGCAAAAAAATAAAGCCTTAAAACGGCTTTTTACGATTCGTGCAGCTTTTCTTCCACTTGGTTCAGAATTTCTGCTATGCGCTCCATTAAATCCGGATGCGTTTTTAGTTCTTCGGACAGCTCTGCCTTTACAGCAGCAGTTGCTTTCTTCACGCCTTTGTCAAATTCAAAGCGCAATTTCTCACGGCTCACAGTGGAGCGTTCCAGTGTTGCCAAGGTGCGTATGGCATCTAAAGTCAGCTTATCTACCTCTTTGCCCTCTGTCATGGCATTGGTTATCATGTCCATCAGCAGATTAAACGCCACCGTTGATGTAGCTTCTGCCATATCCAGTTTGCTGTCTGCACTGGTTTCAATGATGGCGCGCGCCTGTTCTCTGGCAGTGCTGATACGGTCAAGTTTTGATAAAAAATTCTTGCCGTACCGCTCTACAGATTTCTGACTGATGGAATGCCCCTGCTCGTTGATGAGCCGGGTAATGTCCTTGTAAGTCATCCTTTTATTCACAATTGCATCGTTAATGGCTTCCCGCAGTTCTTGGGGAAGCAAATCCACTTTGCTGTGGCTGCGTCTATCCGTTCCCATTACAAATCAACTCCCGGATCTGCTACGGTTCCCTCTGCCAGGTCAATGCCTTTTGTAGTCAGTTTGTAAAATTCATTTTCCAGCACCATACCGCCATAGTGCGGATTCTCAACAAATCCATCCTCTTTCAGATATGCAAGCGCTGCCTCGGTATCCCGCACGGTCACGGTATACCCCAAATCATTCAGCTGCTTTTTCAGCGTCCCCGGTTCCAACCCTGCCGGATATGCCCGCTGTAAGATTCGCACCAGCCAGCCGCGAATCTTTTTATTACGCTGTGCTTCCAGTTCTAACATTCCTTATCCCTCTCTTCCTGTTTTTCCGGTCAATGTACCGATGTCTTTCTTCATTTCCAGAAGAATATCTTTAATGCCATCAATCTTTTGCTCAATGGCATTGATATCCCGATAATGATCTTCTTTCGTTACAAATTCCTTGTACATTTCTTTCTGATGTTTGTTCATGGTATCTTCCATCTTTTCGATAGAAGCTTTGTTTTCCTGCTGGCGTTTTTCGTTTTTGCCATAGAGTTCTTTCAAACACCATGTCACAATCCCCAGCGCCACCGTCATCAATAAGTCATAAATGCCGCTCAGTTCCATACTGTTCCCTCCCTTCGGCATAGATAGCTTCTTAACTTCAATATATTCCATCATCAGCCATCTCCGCCGCAACAGGATAACAGCCTACCTATGTGCTTATCTGATAATCTTAACCGGCACCCAGCGTTTTGTGGTATCGTTTTCGCCCAGCTTAAATCGTACCAGCGCCCGTTCTTTTCTTTTATCTACCTTGCAGATTCTTTCCGGTGCTTCGGCAATGGCTCCGGCATAGCGTATCTGCGCCCCGGTATAATCAATCAACGAATCGCAGGACAGTTCTTCATACAGCTTCAAATACTCCACTTCTTCCGGCTCTACACATCCGGCCAGCGGATATTGTACAAACCACATATCCCGCAGTTTATAATAAAGCTCTGCACTCCAGATTACATGAATCAGAAGATATCCTGCCAATAACGGTCTGCGCACTTCCTTCCACGCTCCGCGGGTGCGCTCTTTTTGGATGACCACCGGCGCACATACTTCGATGCCTTCTTCCTCCAATGCTGCTCTTACCATATCTTCTTTCCCAATTGTCACTTTTATTGCTTTCCATTCCATTGTATCTGACATCTACCTCACCGCCTGACAAAAAAATAGAGACTGTGTGCAGTTGTTTCCTGCTCACAGTCTCTATTATAACGATACAATTTTATGAGTGTTAATCCCAATGGGAAAGACATTTTTTTGATAGTTTGGTGTCCTACAAATCAAATATGGTCAGCTGCTTGTCATCCACAAACATTGCTTTCTCCGTCCCTTCTATGATACGGTAAAAGCTGTTTTTTGTCAAACCATATTCTCTCATCAGCCGCCGCCGATTGGTACCGTCATATTCTTCTCGCACCCGTTTGCTGATGTATTCCCGCAGTACAGCATTTTTAGTAGGAAAATAAATTGTGGTACCGCCGAAATTCATCTGCAGCTTTTCATAGGTATCTTCCCCCAAGATTTCCTGCAGTTCTTTGATATCCCCGTTTACCTCTTTCTCATTGAGCGGGATATAAATATTGTCCCCTGCAAAAAGACTGCACAGTTCCAATGTATATTCCACACCAATGACCGAGGCCAGATCATGCATATCGCCTTGCAAATCTTCCAGCAGAACATTCGTCATGGCATCACCGCTTCCGCCGGTTCCTCTTTTTCCGCCAGTTTCTTTAACGCTTCAATGAGATTGCTGGCATCCGCTGCACTCAGCCAATCCAATCGGTCTACATGGTAGTATTTTTTGATAAAACCCTGCAGACGCTTTTTGTCATCATCCCATCCCAGCTTCCGTTCGAGTTCTTTTATTTTATACCGCTGTCTGCCTGTGATTTTGCCCGGACGGTTTGTCCGTTTTTCTTTTATCAGAATCATGGCCTGTATCACACGCGACAATTCCCGCTCTGTGCATTCTGTCATGCTTTCTTTTTCGGTTTCCCGGTAGAGCAGCGTATAAACATCCTCTTTTTCCATCCCCAAATCTCGCGCCATGCCCCAGATTGCTTTTGTCTGTTTCTTTCTGTCTACCATACGGCCACCTCCTAAAACAGCATGATCGCCCAGAGAATTGTGCAGAAAATGATAGTTGCGCACAGTAAATTCATTTTATCCAGCGCTTTGTCAACCACGCCCCACAATTCATTTATATCCGCTTGCATCTTGCGTTGTTTGATGCCCTGCTCTTTCACCAGATAACGCAGGCTCGTATCTTTCAGGTATAAGTCCTGCACATCTTCTTTTAATACTGCGATTTCCTGCTGGTTCATCCACGGCAGCCTTGTCAGTTCTGCACGAAGTTCTCTGCCCAGCTGCCCCTTTAACTGCTTATTCTCCTGCAGGAGTTTCTGATGTTTCTTTTGCAGTCTTGCTTTCATATGCTACGCCCCCAATGCTACAAATCCAATACTCAGCGATTCCTCTACAGAAAGCGCCAGTTTCAAGGTCTTCATAAATTCTTCATCTACAGCATCCAAGTCAAAGAACCGGCTCACCAGCTCATAATTTTTCTGACCATGAATCAAATCCAGTTCTTCTTCCAGGCTTCCGGTTACGCCCAGGCTGTTTAACACTTTCAAATCTTTCACATAATCGCCGGAGAGTTTCTTCATAGCTACTTTCATCTGCTTATCATCCAGTCCCAGATTCTGCAGGACGGATGCAATATCACCCGGTTCATAATCGTGCTGGTAAAGTGCGATTAAAGCTTCTTTAAACTCTTTTTGCACTTC